CCAGTTGGTGATTTTGAACTTTTGCTTTGCCACGGAACGGTCTGCGTTGTCGGGAAGATGCGTGATCTGATCCTTCAACTCAGCAAAAGTTCGATTTATTCAACAAAGCCCTGACCAAGTTCAGAAATAATCTGTTGGCGTGATTTCAATCCATTCTGTAGAAGTGCAATTTGGTACTGTGCGTCTTTATTCGGATCTAGGCTTAATGAAACAACTGGTGTATAAGTTGCTTTGATTAACTTCTTAAAGTCTTTAAAATTGAGTTTTAACTCATTCTTATTTATCATTTCGACTTTCAAAAACTCTTTATAGATTGGTTTCAGTACTTGAACGATAAGTGCATTTTGTTTGCCCTTAACAACTTGTTGCATCATCCGGTCAGACAATTTAGCAGCACTGAAAGAACTGTTTTTAGTGTCATATAGTAGATTCATCTTGGTCACGTTCAACGCCATTGCAATTTGACCTAGCATTTGATCCATGAATGAATCTAGGCCGTCAGTACTTGAAGTTGGATTTACAGTCTGGATCTTTTTACCCGGATCAAGTTCAATTAGAACACCCGGATCTAAATATCCTTCGTAGTTCTCATATGCATTTTGTGCTTCTTCAATGCTTCCTAGTAACTCTGTAGTACTGTTAGTTGGTTTTTCATCACTGGTGATAAAAGCCATTGACGATGCACTTACTTTCTTCTGTACAATAGATGCATTAACAAATTGTTCTAGTTCTTTAATCAAATTGGTACAGGCGATAATGTCTGGAATACCTCTTTCTTGGTCTGGGTAATCTTGAATAAAGAAGTGAATAATTTCTTCTGCTGGTACTACTTCAATGTCAGTCTGATAGTATGAATAGATTGTTGGGTCTACTTTACAGATATTGTATGAAATAGGACGTTTGAACTTGTTAAATCTAATACCATTACTGATATAGTCACCGTTACTGAATTTTTGATTGTTGATTACTGGTACTCGCAGACTGTCGATGATTTCTAGTCTTAAACCACCTTCAACTTCATGTAACCTGATAAAACACTCTCCGTCACGTGCTCTAGTACGACACACTAGATTTTGGAAAGTACTGATATCGTGTCTGCCATTAGTACTAAATGCATCTGAATCTTCTGCCCATTCATAAAACAATTGTTCGATACTCATTGAGGTATCATGATTCTTTGTTTCATCGTCAAAAAGTTGTACATTCGAACGAATACTAATACCATCTGCCCCAGAGATCTGATCGGCGTCCATTAGAATGTACTTTCGAACGATTGGATTGTTTTGTGCTAGTTCACGTGCCTTTGTTTGTAGTGCTGGTAGAGTACTATTAATAAGGCGGTTGATATTTGCACCTTGACCGTTACCAGAATAACCGAATGATAAAGTACTTGACCGTGCAACAGTGATAGTATTCAAATCACGTTCTAATTGTGATTGCTTTGGTGTATGTGGTTTAGTTTGGTATGTTGGTGCCGGTTGTTTTACTGCTGGTGCTTCTTCTTTCTTCCTGAAAAAATTAAACATTAATGATTACCCCTGTGTAGCTTGGTAATACTCTTGATTGGTTGTTTACCGTCTCCTGATTTACCATTGAGTTTAAGTAGTTCTTTATTGGCCTGTTGTGTGTACTGTTCTTTAAGACGATAAAGTACTTCCAATGATTCATTAACCAACGTCTTATTATTGATCGTTGTAGTTGTAATTAGACCACCACTAATACGCATTGCAATAACATCATCAATTTCTTGAAGAGTCTTTAATAGCTCTTGGTACTTTTGTGTTGTTGCCAGTGGGTTAATTACACTGAATGTTGATACTGCCTTGATTGACATATCGTCTTTTAAAATCTGCGTCCACATTCCACTTTCCCAATTGGCAGTACTGATAGGTGTGGAGGTTTGTGTAATTTCAATTTTTGTCTGACTTGGTGAAACGAGTGTAGTACTTTCATTTGCGTCTTGATAATATACAATAGTTTCACCAATATAGACTTTCTCTATTTTAGTGTTCATATTTAGTTCCAAAATGTATTGCGTCTAGCTGGCCGCCTCTTTTGTACTGGCTGCTGCAGCTGTACTTGTACTGGCGTTGCTGGTGCAATTGGTGCTTGTTCCTCACTATATTTATTACGAACACGTGCGTTATATTCCCGTAAAATATGGAATGGATCTGCACCTGTTAATGTATTTAGATAATTTTTCATGCATATAAACGAATATACGAGACAGTCCAATGCTTCATTTCGTGAACCTGATACCTTTAATGACCATTGCTTGAAACCATTTTTAACGTCTACACGTTCGGCAGTAAGCTGATTAAAATAATCATCCGGTAGCGATTCACTAAATCGGATTGGTGGGTTTGTCTTGTCCACTAGGCAAGTTCTGAGCATCTTATTCACAGTACTTTTAGCGAGGTTCACGTTTAAGATCTGTAGCTCGTGGCCGCCAGTTCTTGACGATCTGAACAACGGTTTAGTACTTGAACAACCTTCACCTTTGATTGGCTTGAATAGTGGATTAATACTATTGCAGTACGTGTAGACTGTTTGCGTTGCGTTACCGTTCGATGAGTCCATGTATCCCATGAATACTTTCACCGGGCGGCCTGTAACGGTCTTGAACACGCTTTTGCTGTACTGGGTTAACTCGGTATAGGCTTTACTGCCGATCTCCGTACAGTCCACTCCATAGAAGCTTCTATGATCGAGTACGTATAGGGTTTTCTCAGTGAAGCCCATAGTGGTGCATTCTAGGCGGTCTTGTTGTTGGTCTACTCCTAGGACAATACCAAGTACTTCATCTGGGATTGCCAGTACTGAAATCTCTTCACGTAAGTTCTCCAGCTCGATTAGGTTATGTTCCTTGTTCTCTTCTGGTTCATAAGGCAAGCCCAATGAGTTGTTGTAAAAACTCTGAAGATCGAAGTTGTAATGTGCGTTGCTGAAGTCCTCAACAGTACTTTCAATTGTATTGATAGGACTGTACAGGCGGCTAACGTGGTATGATGGATACTTACCTGATTGGTTAGTAGCTATCCAATGTCCACCAGCAATTGCCCGTACACGTTCACCCTCAGTAATATGATGTTCACAGTTAGGACAAAGTAACTTAGCTGTATCTGGCAGTGCTTTGCGACGTCCGTTCGGTAGTACTTCCCAATCAAAACGGACGTTTTCAAATATTAATTCATGATAGTGATTACAATTGGGACAAGGTACATGAAATTTTCTTTGATCCCCTGCCTCATATTCTTGGCATATCGCATCAAGTTTGTTTGTTGGAGTACTGCCCATCATTATTAAACCATCATCGAATGATTTAATACGCTGGCTTGCAAGGCTTATTGGGTCGCCTTCTGAATCGTCAGTACTTCCAGAGATTTCATCAAGAAAGATTCGCTTGGTTGTAATACCACGTAAAGTACTAGGTGCATTAAGGTTAATGAAGTAAGTATTAGTACCATCAATGTTCTGTTGCGTATTAGCATTGTTAGCGGCATTCTTATCTGATTTGAGAGTTACATAATCTTTTAGTACTGACTGATCAATGCTTGGTTGCCATTTTCCGGTTTTGAATTTCTGAGTACTGGCCGCACTTTGTGAGCCATAAGCCATATTAGCAGGGTCATTAACAATGAAGTATTGCATGGCTGTGAGCATTACTGTGGATTTAAGTAGTTGTGCACTACTCATCATTACGATGCGATGAATATTAGGTTCAACGATTGTATCTAGTACTTGACGTTGGAATTCAAATAATCTGAGTTTTTGTCCTGCTAGGCGTCCATCGGGGAATACTAGATTATCTTCTGCAAACTTACTTGGTTTTATTTTTTCTGGAGGTAGTATTTTTTTGATTGTTCTTTGGTAGATCTTCTTGAACTTGTTCTTCTCCAGAGAGTTCAAGAGATCCAATTTCTCTGAGTGCATTATCAATTACTTCCTGTAAATTGTTCTTCAATGTTATTGCATCCTTGCTTTCAAATAGTTTTAAATATTCGCTTGATGGAATACTACGCATGATTGTTTTGAATTGGTGAAAGTACTTTGCAAGTTCTGATTCAACAATTGCAACGTTAATCAATTCACCCCTTCGCTCCTGTTCATCAAGTTCTTTTATGTTGGCGGTTGCGGTTAATTCTCGCAGGCGTTCTTTTTCAATTTGTACTTTAGTTGATTCATCACTTCGTAATGGTTTGATGATATTTTCAATAATCCATTTATTAATTTCTGCTTCTGATTTTGTAATGTCAAGCCCACGATTTTTCCAATCCCGGGGCTTTGTTGAATAAATCAGATTTCGGGTAAGTCTCCCCCGTAGCGGGTTGTGTTTTCAGGCAATACGCA